GGGGGGTAACATTTTTGTGGAGGGGTTTTAACTACTTCGATAATTCTAGTCTTAACATTCTTTCCGTCTCTTATAAGCTTAACATTAATAAAATTGTTGTGTACAAGATTCTGTATATTTCTGCTGATACTCTTAGGATGTCTGTTAAAAAGTTTGCTAAAGTATGCATTAGTTGCCCAGCAATAACCTTTAACATTAGTTAAACAAGTAATCTCAGCATATAATAATCTTTCTAGTGGTGTTATCTTGTCGCTATATCTAACATCTGCAGGCAGAATTGCCCAATAAGTTGGTTCCTCACTCATAATAGTTTTGTTTTGTTAGAATACAGGGGAGTCTAGCTCCCCCATATTAGTTAATTAAAATGGCAGATCATCTTCTGATCCAACCTCTACAGCTTTCTTTTTAGTAGGTTTCCAGGTGTCTACATAAGAATAGTGCGTAATACCAGTATCAGAAGCTTCTTTTCTTCTTGCAACAATTAAGTTTACCCAGCCGTCACTTTCTAGGGTTTTTAATTGCTCTACAAGATCGTTAACCTTGATGCTTAATTTTAGTTGTGTACCACCATTATCAAATGATTTTTCTTTAATGATCATACCGTTTACATATTGTTTTTCACTCATAATTTCTAGTTTAATTAATAATTTAAATTCACTTTTAAGGTTTTTATAGAGTCCTGTAACTCTTTTATTTGCTTTTCCATTATGTCAACTTTAGCTCTTTTGTAGCCAGTTCTATATTCTTCTTTAACCTCATCGTACAGAACATTGTATTCAGGGTAATATTTCAAGTTGTCTTTATGATTACCAATATAATGTAAAACTGTAGCGTGATGCCTATTAATTATTGATCCAATACGCTTTATGGTTGTTTTATTTTCATACAAAACCACACCAAGTATTGCTCTTGATAATTGTATTTTTTCTTCTTTATTTTTAGTTCTTATAGTTTTTAATTTATAGTCTCCTACAATTTCTATAATATTAATTATAGATTGCTCGGTACTATTCAATGATAAATTTTTCATCGCTTATTTTTTTAGATTTTAAATAAATGTTTTTTAATTCGTCTTCATTTAAAATGCTGTTAATATATTTGATAGAGTGTATAAATCTATCTTTATTGTCTTTTATGCTTAAAAACATATTTTCTTTATTGTCTAAAACATCTGTTATACTAATACCTACCTTATCAAAACACAATTGCAAATATTTAGTTCTTACAGTTGATCTATGTATTTTTTCACCTAGAAAACCTAATGCATCCCAACATGGTATATTTGTATTGTAATAAAAAACAGGGTTGTAGCACCAAAGATGACTAGGCATTGCATTTAAAAAATCCACATAATGATCTAAAGGTATGTATCTCTCTTCATTAACAAGTATTATTTCAGTTATATATCTTTTATTTAATCTGACTATCTCCCTGATTTTTTGCCAATTATTCAAAGACTCCCCCTCTTCGCATTCTTTCAAATTGATCTCTAGGGTCTTTAGGGCAGTCATTCTCCCATAAGTCTTTAATAATTTCTTCTGCTTCATAATATGTTAATTCATTAAAATTAATATTTTCATACAAATGTTGTGCACTAGAAGTTACTAGAAGACTTTCTATTTTCCCTATTTGCCATAAGGAGCAAGGTTCGTCTTCTAGTATTTCATCTATCCAGTCGTGATCACTCACTAGTTTTTAGGTCTTTTAAAATCTTCAGATTCAACTTCACCAAATACACCTAACTCATAAAAACCAGCTAACTGTAAAACTATTCTTGACTTAGCTCTTTTTTCCGCCATAGCAACTGGATAAGCATTTGAATTATTATTTGGAGTGCATTCTCCAAATGTTTGTATAACCTTATCACCTTTTTTTCCTAAAGCTTTTATTAGGCAATGTGTATGATCTTCTGACAAATTTACTATTTCATATTGAATTTCAATATTATTAGCGGCCATAATTTTATCTATACCCTGTCTTGTTATAATGTTATAAAACTTGTGTTTAAAAACATCTTCTTTTACTAAATTGTTTTCTATAAACAATCTTTTAAGCATTTCATTTTGCGTTTCTTTCGCCATGATTTTGGTTTTTTTTTTAGGTTTATAATTAATGTTAGATTGGTGCAGCTTATCAAATACCTCTTGTAATCCCATGTATTCTGCTGACCTATACATTGCAGAATAATACTTCTCAATGTATGCTTGTCGTTCTTGTTCTTCAAGAACTAATTCTTTAATTTTTGACATTTAGTTTATTTTTATTTTGTTTATACTCTTCTACTGTAATTAATTGCCAGGTATCATCATAGTTTTCGCAAAAACCACAATATTCTAACGTGTCTGCGTGTTCTTTGCACTTGCTGCATATATCTGTTTCTAACCAAAAGCTCGCATCACAACAATTGCTTGTTTGACTTTCTACAGGATTAAAACCACAACATGATGTAACTTTCTCTTCAGTCATAATTTAAAATATTACGTTAACAATTTTACTGGCAAAATCTAATTCTACGTCTTTAGGCTGCACGCAATCTCCAAAGTTTAAATTAGACTTATCTACTTCTATTGCCCACTTTGAGTTATCAAACTCAGTCATATCTGTGTCAATTAAAAAATGTTTTGTAGTTTCTAGCTCATAATCGTCAGACCATAAAGTAAGATCTACCTCTCCATGTACTCTATTAACATATAAATACATAGATTTTACTCCCCACTGTCTCATTTCAGTAACAAAAGTCCATTCTATTATTACGCTAGATTCTGTGTCGTGATTTTCCTTAGTAACATTATATGTTGATACTGTGTTTCCTGATAGTTTTGTTTCAAAATTCATAGTTATATATATTGATTGAATTACAATGTAACTAAAGAATAATTATATATGCAAATTTTTATTCCACTAATTTCCATTATGTGTAAAATTTAATAACTTATATTGTATCAAAGTTTTAAAATGGCTAAAACCTACAGTGATTATCCTCAGTCTGCAACTAACAATGCTAAGAGAGCATTAAAGTGGGTAGAGGAAAATGGATGGGGTTCTTGTGGAACTGACGTAGGAAAAAAAAGAGCCTCACAAATTGCAAGTCGTACTCCTTTAAGTAGAGATACGATTTCTCGTGTCGCTAGTTTTAAAAGGCATCAACAACACAAAGATGTTCCTTATAGCGAAGGCTGTGGAGGATTAATGTGGGACTGCTGGGGAGGAACATCAATGATAAATTGGGCAATAAAAAAACTAGAAGAGATTGATGGTATGGCTAATAAAAGAAAATATAAATATAAGGGTGAAGAGTATGATCACAAATATGATTTCACTGAATCTGACATGGCTACTTTACATGATAAAGGTGAGTTGTATGTAACACAAACAGATGAAGATGGTACAGAGATGACCATTTTATTTACATATGAACACGAGCATGACGAGGTAAGTGCCAAAATTAAAAACTTAGCAAAGATGAATTGGTACGATATAAAAAATGTAGCTTCTGATAATGTAACAGAAGTAATGATATATGATGAGATTGGCAAATATGGGGTTGATGCCAAATCTTTTATAGATGAAATTAAAAATATCCCAAATGGTACATCTGTTCTTTTAAGAATAAACTCACCTGGTGGTTCAGTAGTAGATGGTTTAGCTATTTACGATGCTATTAGCAGAATGCCACAAAAGGTAACTACCCGTATAGAAGGTATCGCTGCGTCAATGGGAAGTGTTATTGCACTTGCTGGTGATGAAGTTATAATGAGTGAGAATTCACTTTACATGATACACAATGTATGGGGAGGAGAAGTTGGAGATGCAGGTGATTTAAGAAAGGCAGCTGAGCTTATGGATAAAATGGGCGATAGGTTGGTTAGTATATATATGTCTAAGACTGGTAATAGCGAAGAGCAAATCCGTTCTTGGATGAATGAAGAAACTTGGTTTGATAGTTCTGAAGCAGTAAAGTATGGTTTTGTAGATATAATCGAAGATCCTATAAAACTTGCTGCAAGGTTTGATATAAACAAGTATGATTACAAGAATAAAGCTCTTGTAAATAATTTATTTAATAACATTAAAAAAGAAAGTAAAATGGAAAAAGAGTTTGATAACTTAAAATCTTTTATCGCTGATCTTTTTAACAAAGAAGGCGAAGTAAAGGAAGTAAAAATTCTTGATAATGATGTTGTTGTTGAAAAAATGAAAACTTTAGAAGAGTCTATAGAAGAGTCTAACAAAGCTATCGTTGAATTAAATGGCACAATTGTTGAAAAGGATGGTTACATTGCAACTTTAGAAGATGAGATTTCTTCTTACAAAGTGGCAAAAATGGAGGGAACTCCAAGTGATGTAGTACCTAGTAAAGATCCTAACCCAACTCCAGACGCAAAGTCTGAAGATGCTTGGGATGTTCTAGCTAAGAGCATCAGCGATGACAAAAAAGTTTATTTTAAAAATTAAAAATTAGAAAAAAATGGCAAACGTAATTAATACAAGTTTAAGCTGGAGCCAAGAAGATGCTAGAAAGTATTTCCTATCTCCACTCTTTTACGAAAATGACCATCTTAAAGGGATGGAGGTTATTTCTGATATTTCTGGTGCTTCTATTAAGTTAGACAGATATTCAGCATTAAAAGATTTAACTAAATCAATGAACTCAGCGTGTTTCTCTGCTGACGCAGACCAATCAACAAACAGCATTATAGAGTTAACTCTATCTCGCTTAGAAGTTGAACACGCACAACAGTCTACTTCTTTATTATCTCACATTAAATCTCAATTATTGAGACGAGGTATTAGTCGTTACGACTTATCAGGAACTATCTTTATGGAAATCGTTTCTGAATTAGTATTACAAGGTATCATGAGAGATATGTCTACAATCCTTTGGTTTGGAGATACTACAAATGGTGCTGGTACTCAAGCACTTGCAAATGGTGTATGGAAAGCTCTTGATGGTGCTGTAGGTGGTGCTTTACCAGTTTCACAAACACTAACTCAAGGTGCTACTGCAACAATCGCACAATTAGAAGCAATGTTAGCTGCTCGTTCAACTGAACTAGCTACTGCTGAAGGACAAGTTATTTACTGTTCTCGTGCTTTTGCTGATTCTTATGCTGCTGAATTAAGAGCTTCTAATGGTTCTCACACTGCTGCTTACGCTGACTTACAAAATGGTGTTGGAAGTCTACGTTTCAATGGTGTTCCTTTAGTTGTTATCAACTCGTGGGATGTTGATATTGCTAACCACTCTGTAGCTTTAGCTGCTATGGCAAATGGTCTTGCTCCAAATGGAGCTGCTGAAACTAAGTGTGCTATCTGGACAATGGAAAACAATATTACTGTAGGTACTGACTTTGCTGCACAAGATGTAGATATGTGGTACAACAGAGATTGTAAAGAAAACAGATTCCGTATGCTTTACTCTTTCGGTGTAGCTGTTAAAGAGCCAGGAATGGTTGTTACTTCTACTGAAGACTAATAATAAAAATGTACGAAGGGGGGAGTAAAATCCCTCCTGACTACTTTGTTTAACAATATAATAAATAAAAAAAATGGCAATAACTCAAGGACACGCAATCGTATGTTGCGATAGAAACCGAAGAGGTGGATTAAAGAGAATTTTCCTTATGGAGCAAGGTGGATTAGGTGCTGTAGCTTATGCTGCTGCTGGTTCAGGACCAGGTTCTGATGCTGCTGGAGGCGAATTTAACTCTTTTGTATCTTCAACTTGGTATGAATTTGAATTTGACAGAGAAACTGCTGGTTTCACTGCAAACGCTACAAGAGAGAATGGTTCTACTCTTGTAACAGTAGAATTAGACTTCTACATTCCAAAAGTAACTGAAGAAATTAATGGTAGATTAAGAGAGCTTACTGAATCTTGTGGTCTATATGCACTAGTTGAAACATTCGCTGATGATTGTGATGCTGTTGCACCAGAAACATACTTCTTTATCTTAGGATATGACAAGGTTTTCGAAAAGAAAGCATTTTTAGAGTTCTCTTCAGGAGAGCAAACTACTGGTGTTGCATTACAGGATGCAAATGGTACTCAAGTAAAATTAGCTGGTGTTCATGCTGAATACCCAAGAGAAGCGTTAGTAGTAATATCTGCTGCAAACGTAGACCCAGCAAACGCAGGTCAGATTGATTTATTTCAAGCTGTTACTGGCGTTACTAATGCTTGGAGCTCAAACTAGGTTACAATAACTTTTTATAAGATTAGGGGGGAAATCCCCCTAATTCTTATATATTTACATAAAATATTATATCATGATGAAATTTAAGTTCGATAAAGATTATTTTGTTTCTAATGATAATGACTCTGTTGTAGT